ACCGTATCTTGTCTCTTGACGATTAATCATACCTTTACCGCCTCGAGTAACACCAACGCCACCGCCTGTACCAAACTTACGCCCTTTGTCGGCCTTTAAAAAATCTTCACCAACAGATTGCTTTATACCAACTTTTTTAGCAAACGCAGGATTTTTAGCTATTGCTGCCATAAAGTTGTGTTGTTTTTTAGACGTGCTTGGCATTATTTTACAAACTTCTCAAAAAGGGCGACTACTAAACCACCAAACAAAACAGCAATTATATTAAAAACAGTATGCATGGTTCTTTTAGATGCACGGTCTTCAGATAACAGACGTTGGATTTCTGCTAAAGATTTTTTAACTTCTTCCATATCTTTTACAAGTTTGTCCATATCTGCCTGTAAGTGTTCAATATCATTAGCGTGAGTGGCTAACTCTCTAGCTGTTTCAATTGCGTCCATATCGTTCATTTTGTACCACACTTCCAACGTTTTAAACTAGCTGCCTTACGAGTAGGGCGGCCTTTTTCATCTTTCATAGGACCAGGCATACCAGACATACGAGCACAAAAAGATTTCTTGCGTGGCCCACCTTCGGGCTGCGGAGCTTTTAAATGCGAGCCAGTAGCCGCATTATATTTAGCACGACCTTTGGCGGTAAGCCCAGCGCCCTTAGATGCAGGCAACTTTTCACCACGCCCAATCGCAAGCGAGACACCTTTTTTCTTAGCCATAAAAACAAGTGCAATAAGTAATGTAGTTTAACTGGGCGTAAATACCGTTTTGGCAAAGAAGGCCCTCACCAGGCAAAATTGCTGCTTGAGTAGCCGTACCACCAGCAACAGTATCAAACTGAGCTAACCACTTGTTTGCATTTTGGTATCTTTGGTCACCAGTAGGGTATGCAACTACATATTGACATCCAGTACCACCAGAAACAGTGCCACTATTTGGATCCGTAATAGTAAAAGAATTTGGGTCAATAACAGTAATTGCATAGTTACCATCAGTAGCAGAAACCCCGCTAGAAACGTTAAACCCAATACCAATCATAGTTCCAGTTGTTAATCCATGAGATGATTTAGTAACTGTAATAGTTGTACCTGAACGTTGGTATACAGCGGCGATGGGTACTTGATTAGTATCAAAAATTACTAAACTACCAGCCTGTGAACCATTAGGGGCATAGCTGATTTGTTTTAAACGGCTACGATTTCCAACTGATAAATAACCAGACTGAGTTATATGCGCTGACTTTATATCATATTGCATTGTCATAATTAATCTCCTAAAGATTTAAGTGGGTTAGGGAAAACCCTAACCCGTAAGATTAATTAGACTGCTTCTTCGCCGTAGATAGCGTCAACTACAAAGTACTCAATCCAACCAGATACAGTACCAGAAGCAGAAGTGTTAGCAGCAGAAGTAATGACAACTAAGTTAGTTGCGTTAGCTACAGCGCCCATGTTTGCTCCAGCAGTAGCTGAACTAGTAGAAATAGCTGTACGAGTTGTTGCTAGTGCATTAGATAAAATACCTGTTGGTACGTTTGTACCAAGAACAGTGGTTTGGCCAGGGCCTACACCAGATAATGGGGTAAAGCCCATATTGATATTACCTGTACCAGTAGTGTTAATAATAACGCTGGTAACTACGGCATTTGCTGGCAGAATAACTGCAGAATTAGCCAAAGAAGAAGATACTACTACGTTAGCAGAGGCTGCTGCGTTAGCAATATAGAAAGGCAGAGCCATTTTCATGGATCCTGCGCCTGCGGTGCGAGTTTGATCTCCACCAGTTGAACGCCATACTGACGATGTGGTTGCTGTTGTCATAACAAATTGTCCTTCATACAAAGATCAACCCGTCAATCGTGTATGCGTCTGCTGGGGCAGTTTGACAGGTCATTCACCCAGTTTCCACAATATTACTACATTTTAGGGTTTGTGCAACATATTTTTGGTATAAATTATAATATTACCGGGGGTAAGGTTCGGGGAAGTTCGGGCTTTTTGTTGCGCAACACCCCCACCAACTAACTAGAGGACTATGGGCTATGAATTTCACTGTAAAAAAGGTCGATATAAGAAACCCCTCAATTCAAAGTGTCTTAGTCTTCTTACAGAAAAAAATTTTGCCAAGCGACTCAGTATATAAACCAGATCGTGGGCATTGGTGGATTGCATATACAAAAGACGGTAAGCCTGTCGGTTTTGCTGGCTTAGTTAGATCTATGCAATGGAGTGACACAGGTTACTTGTGTAGGGCAGGTGTGTTGTATGAATACACAGGCAAAGGTCTACAAAAACGATTAATTAAAGCAAGATTAGTTATGGCTAAGAAGCTAGGCTGGAGTTGGGTTATTACGGATACAACAAATAATCCCGCAAGTGCAAATTCTCTTATATCATGTGGGTTCAAGATTTACCGGCCCGGTAATCCGTGGTCTTTTAGAAATGCAATCTATTGGAAATATAAGGTGCATCCTGATGCCGTACAAAGATCCGAGCGTAAGAAAAAAGAAACATCAAGAGTACAGCCGTAAGCATTACGAAGCAAATACAGAAGAAGTAAAGAAAAAAGCAGCCGCCCTAAAACGCCAAAAGCGTGAGGAGTGGTATGCATTTAAAGCTACATTTAAATGTACTAATTGTGGCTTTGACCATCCAGCTGCAATAGACTTTCACCATGTAGACCGCACAGACTATCGTTCTGTAAACCGCCTAGCCCAGCTGGGTAACTATAAAGCAGCCAAAGAAGAAATCAAAAAATGCATCCCGCTGTGCGCAAACTGCCACAGAATCCATCACCACGAAGAACGAACTGTTGCTAAAAAGAAGCGCAGAAAGAAAAACCCCTAGCCTTTTGAGCTAGGGGTACCAGGCCACCAGAAGTGGCAAGGGGGGTAGGGCTTAATTAAGCGCCTGCAGAACCATACATTCCGAGTGGATCTGACCAGCCGAAGCTGTAACGCTCACGAGACTTGTAACGTACGTTACCGGTGTCAAAGTCGCCGTCCATGCTGTTCTGTAAAGGAACACGAACGAAGTGCTTCATACCGTTAGGTACATCAGTTGTCAAGAACCAAGCATTGGTGTCGGTCAAGAAGTGGTTAATTGCATAACCTTCTGGAATCGAACCGTTGTTCTTGATTGCGTTGATATCGTTGTCGTTTGTACCAACACGCAATTCAGTTTCGAGCAAACGAGTTGCAACGAACTGTAATGCTGGTGGGACGATCAACTTACGTGGTTTAGCAGCGATCAGCAAGCTACGCTCATCAGTCCACAAGCTGATTTGAATAACAGCGGCTTCCAAAGAAGTCTCATTCAAGTCGGCAGGGGTTGAAGGGATGTTGCTGTTTGTACCGCCAGAAACCAGTGGGTGTGAAGCAGAGAACAAAGGAACGCCATCACCACCGTTGTAACCAGAGGTAAAACCGTTGTTCAATACTGCAGCAGCTTTAACTTGCTTGGTATAAGCCATGGAACGAGCAAGCGCTTTGGTATAACGAGCAGACAAAGAGTCATACAAGTTATCTTCAATTGCTTCTTCGGTCAGAGAGAAACCCTGAGCGATTGTTTCATGGTTGTATCGAGCAGTCCATGCTTCTTGACCATTGTCATAAGCGATTGGTGCGCCTTCGTTTTTAACTGGGGCAGCACTAAAGCCTGACAATTTGGTTTCTTCTTCGAAGGAACGCTCAGAGCTCTCTGTTTCGTAGATCTCTTTGTGTTCTTCACCATAGCGAGCATATTCCAAACCGAACAAAGCGTTCAAGCCTGGGAGCAACTCTTTAAGTAGTTGGGCACGAGAAATAGCCATTTATATTACTCCTTAGCTTAAGTTAGTGCCGAGTGGGTTGTTGTACTGATGGGTGTTAATCTTTACGATAACTTCGCAGAAAGTCGTAGAGGTAACGTTTGTATCAGGAACAACAGCGATCACACGGAATGGGAGGGATGATGTATTCGCACCAGAAGCAGCGGTAACAAATGCGCCAGAATCACCGGTAGTGGTAGAACCAGTACCCATGTTATATGACATATTAGTACCAACAGCAGCGGCAGTAACAGTTGTAACTACGCCGTTAGCGTAAGCAACAGCTACTTTGAATGCAGCATAAGGGTCATCAACTACATAAGCAATAGCGTTTGTTACTGAAGTACCAGGATAGTACTGAGCTTGAACGGTTTGGCCAGTGGAATTGACATATTGGCAACCAACGAAAACACCAACTGGGTTACCAGAAGTGATTGCGCCAGAGCCTGCGGATTGAATCGTGCCACCATTGACGATAACAACTGTATCGCCGTTATAGATTGCAGTGTTGTAAGAACCCGAAATAGGGATCTGACGAATTGCACCTGCGTAAGGCAGGCCATCTACACGGTTAACAGCTTTAAAGCCATAGGGAGCGCTAACAATAGGATAAGCCATTATTGAAACTCCTTAAAAGATTAAAATTAACTACCTTTGCCAAAGCTAGTCGAGGATTTACGCTCATTAAAGAGTGGCATCCTTGGGTCACTTTGACGCATAAGAGTGTTGTCAACAGAATCCGTTTGGGCTTGTGCTTGCTGGCTGTAATATTTATTACGCTGCTCAACAAACTCAATCGGAGTTTTGCATAACAACAAACCGCCGATTTCAATATTGTCTTTAAAACGACTATTGGCATCGACTAGCATTTGAAATTTGGGTTGTTCTTCAACCTTAACTGGTTCCCAACCTTCTCTGAGTTTGGCAGATAAGTTACGTGGGTCTGGGTTGTTAAGGGATGAGACACGAATCCAACGGTACGCATATCCAGCCTGTTTATCTGGTTCAGGCAAGAGCTCGGGTGGTGCCCAATGCGAAGGGCGCACATCCAATTCACGGTTATCTAATTCACGGGTCAATCTTTTTTCAGCCATTTGAAGCCTCCAATTTTTGTTGTTCACGGGCATATACTTCGGGTGATAGACCTAATTTTTTGATTAAAGCCATTTGTGACTGCTTCAAACGTACCTGTTTGGAGGACGTAGAGCGGGTCGCCGGAGCTACAACCGTACTTGGCTTCGCTTTAGCAGGGGCTGTTTGGGGCTCCTTCTCTGGCTCAGCTTGACTACCTTCCAGGGTTTCAAAGTACTCTGGAAACTTTTTGCGCATTGTTCTGTCAATGTGCTTGAAATACTGATCAGTACCTACAACACCTGTACCATACTCATCAATTAATTCTTCATGTATACCAACAGCAAAGTTAGACATGGCTTTTTTGGAGCCATACCAAGGATTTTCATCCAACCAAGCTTGAGTTTTTGGGTCAACCTTGGGTCGCTGTTGCTCTACTTGCTGACTTTGTACCGCATTTTCTTCTGATTGTAAAGAAATATTTGGCCTAAACTTGTTAGCGCTGTCTAACTTAATCTGTGCTTGCATCAAATTAGACTGTGCTTCAGCCATTTTTTCAGCGTCACCAGACTCAATTGCGTCTTTATAAGCACGTTTTGCTTCAGCAACTTCAGCTTTAGCGGCAGCTTTATAGCTCTCGGTTAGCTCTTCAGAGCCATTTTTAAGCACTTCTTTAAGGCGTCTGTTCTCTTCAACAAACCTTTGTGCCAGTGCAATAGCCTCTTGTTGCTCACGCATAGCAGCTTCTTTAGCACGACGCTCATCATTCCAGACCTTTTTGTACTGTTTTAAGCGCTCTTTTTGCGCTTTAAGGTCGTCGATTTCTTCATCGTCATCAGCTTCTAGCTTTTTGACCACTTCTTCTGGCATAGGTTGCTTGCCACGGTCTTCTTCTGGGGTATCGTCCTCGACAATAAATTCGAACTCATCGCCTGCATCTTTGGCTTTGACTTCTACTTTTGCGGGTGCTTCGTCGGGAAACGTAAAGTCTTCTTTTTCAAATTCTGGCATGGTGTGCCTCCTTTTTAGTTAAAAAATCTGCTGGTATGGATATTTGACTTGCGTATATTCCATTCAGCTGGAACTACTTGTAGATTAGTAGCACAGGAAGTGCCTCCTTTAGATACGGGAATAATATGATCGACGTGCCATTTGCCGCCAACCATCTGTTCACGTAATCTAGCTAAAGAAACTGCTTCTAGTAAAATAAACCGGTCAAATTCAGACAACTCTCGTTCTAGAGACCTTCTAAAAGATCGACTAGCAGTAAAGTAATCTTTATTCGCCTTAGCCCACTTTAATCGAGCAAGTTTTCTAGCTGGGGATACGGGTTTTTCTGAACGGCGCTGTTCTGCTTTGGCCCTACCACCAGACGCTTTATATGCGGCTTCGTGGCGACGTTTAGCAGCTTTACCTTTCTCGCTAGCTTCGTATTTACGTCGAGATTCTTTTTGAGCTTGTGTTCTCATATGAATTTACGAGTAATTCCCCTCGGATCCTGGACAACAGCTTCTACCGTATCGTCGTTGATAATCCGGAACTCTTTGCCATGAATAACAAGGCGAGTACCAGCATTTGGGCGTACTAAAACAAAATCTCCTGGCTTGCAATATGGGCCATTTGGGAATCGTTTGTCGTCTTTGTAACAATCAGGGCCAAGTTCAACTACAAATAAAACAGTAGAAAGAATCTCGTCCTTTTTGATTAGTTCGTCTGGTTTATAGATGCCATTTTCAAACTTGTCATCTACTTCAGGGATTGCACACAGAATGCGGTATCCCGATGGTGTCGGTAACTGCTTAGCTCTGTCTTCAATAGGGATATTCTCTTCCTTATTGATTTTTGGCATTGGGTTGCCAAGTGCGTCGGTAATAATTATTTCTTTACTATCGGGGTTTGAGCCGATAATTAGTTCACTCATCAGAGTTCTCCAGTCGTTGTTTAAGGTCACTCATTTCAAAGCGTGCAGTCAGTAGACCTTTAATCTGTCCGCACACGTATTGGTATTCAG